AGCGCGGTGAGATCGGGCTTGGGCATCAGTGGCGGGATCATCACCGAACGCCAGGACAGTTGCTTGAAGCCCAGCATCAGGCGGGCCTTCTCGGCAAACGGCGAGGTCGGGTAGTGATGAAGGATCAGATCATTCATTTCTCAGACTCCAGTCATTAACTACGCTGAAAGCCCCGCCAATACTGGGGCTAAGGTTTCTAATGGGTAACTCTATCGGTGTCCACGCCTTTCACAGCGTCCACATTCTGTCCACACACGTCAGCGATAGGGTTCAGGTTGACCACTTCCGCCAGATGTCCTGGGCTGAAGTGTGCATAGCGAGTCGTCATTTCCAGCGACGAATGCCCTAGCACCCTCTGCAACGTGAGGATGTCGCCACCGTTCATCATGTAATGGCTGGCGAAGGTGTGGCGAAGCACGTGTGTCATCTGCCCTTTGGGTAAGCCGAAGTCGAGTTCGGCCACAGCGATGGCAAATGCGTTCCAAGTGGTCTTATAGGCGGACTTGAATGGCAGCGCCTGCTGCAACTGCTTTTCGAGACCGGAACCTATCGGCACGGTTCTATTCTTGGCTGACTTGGTTCGAACAAAGTGGATCCGACCATCACGCACCTGGCTAGGCTTCAACCCAGCCGCCTCTGCCCACCTGGCCCCTGTAGCCAGGCAGACCCTGGCGACCAATCCAACATCAGAAGGGCACTGGTCGAGCCTGGCCAGCAGCACTAGGATCTGTTCGCTACTCAGGTAGGACATCTCTACCTGGTCGAACTTCAAGGCCCGAACCTTGGCCAAGGGATTAGGCAACGTCCATTCCCCCAGGCGCTCCAGCTCGTTGAATACAGCTCGCAGATAGGCCAGCTCATGATTGGCCGTGTTCGCGCTGATCGGGCGTGTGGTGCCGTCACGCTTCCGACCATTGCCAATCTTGGGCCGCCCCCACTTCCCGGCCAAGCGCTCGGATCGGTACAGCGTAAAGTCGGTCGCGGTGAAATCACAGGCGACCGGATCCCCCATGTTCGTGACCATCCGCATCAAGAACGAATAGCAGGACAGGCCACGTTTCAGGCTTTTGCCGTGCAAGTTGAACCACAGTTCCACCAATTCGGAGAGGCGGCGCTCGTCGCGCTTGGGTTTCTTCTCGAACTCGCCCCTGGAACCATCGCCCATGATGCGGCGTTCCAGGTGCATGGCTTCGTTCTTCGACTTCACCCGCCGGCGGACGCGGGGCCCAGAGCGGCCATCCGGGCGGCAGTCCACCAGCCACTCGCCGTTGTCCAGTTTCTTGATCGACATGGGGCTACCTGCTGACGCGACGCTTCACGCCAAGGATCTGCCGCAGGGTTCCCACTTCACCTGTTGCCGTATCCACCACCTTGTTGCGGTACCGGACGCGATCAAGGCGGAACGTACGGGTCTCACTGCGCAGGTGGCAGAACCCCACAAAGTAGATGTCGTCACTCCAGCCGCTGCCAGAGCTGACAACCTTGTGCACGGTCACTTCTCGGTCGGAGTAGGCGCCATCGGAATTGCGGTAGGCGAAGCGGATCTGCTTGGCGCCCGTCCAGATCGTTTCGCCGCTCACATAATCGTCGTCGAAGTCACTGCGCGCCGGACTGGCTGATGGCTGTTGGCGGGAACGCACGAAGTCCGATTTGAAGGGCGACGGCGGCGCGCTCACCGGTGAGGCACGTCGATGCCTGTAGAACCGCACCGTCTCGACAATGGCCCAAACCAAGTAGATGGCCATCGCGGACTTCACCCACTCAGCGCCCCCAGTCACAACCGCCAATACCAAGGCGAGCACCAGGTAGCCGCACCAGACATAGAGCGGCCGAATCGGTTCTGGCAGCTTCATTCCTGCTACTCCAGCGGGCTGATCTGGCCGCAGTCCGGGGCCGTCTGATCGCTCATCAGCCAGAGGACGTATTTCTGAAAACGCGGGTGGTGGGTGATTTTCAGGAGGGCGACAGAACTCACCTCCAGACGCAGCGCCAACTCGTACTTCTTGTAGCTGCTGAGGCTGATACCAGTTGCCTCGCACAGCTCTGATTGGGTCAGGCCTTCCTTGATCCGGATCGCCTTCAGCTTCTCCGCCAACTCCATCACATGTATTTCCTTCTTGACATGGTTCCGTATGGGTACTTACATTGGTTCCGTATGGGTACTTATGGCCCCAATATCCACCAATATCCATCAAGAGGGTATCAGAATGCAGATCGCTATCGACACGCCGTACGTGACCGTTTCCGAGTTCGTCAAACGGACAGGACAGTCCAGCAGCGCTGTGGAGCGGGAGATTAAGCGCGGCAACTACCTGATTCGCCCCAAAGAGGAAGGATCGAAGTCGGCCGTACTGATCAACATGGTTCACCTGACCATGGAAGCCGCCGAGCAGGCCGAGCGCGTGCGCGGCCAGCAAGGCACCACCGCAGCCGCCCAGCGCTAAGGGGGCGGCATGAACTTCGAGGACATCTACCGGCTCGACGTAATCCAGGCCCTGGAGAACGACAACCAGCTGGACTTCAAGGACATCGGCGACACCTATTTGCAGAAGGGCGTCTGCCCGAAGTGTGGCCACCGCACCCTGTACATCAGCCGCAAGCAGCCTTTCCAGCTGGCCTGCAACCGGCTGAACGAGTGCCGCCACACCGAGAAGACCCGCGAGCGCTACAGCTACCTGTTCGAGAACCTGAGCGACCGCTTCCCGCGTACCGAGGCCAACCCCACCGCCACCGCTGACGCCTACCTGCAACGCAATCGCGGCTTTGACACCAGCCGGATGAAGGGCTGGTACACCCAGGAACGCCGCAAGCTGGCCGACGAGAGCTGGGGTGACACCGTGCGCTTCCCGCTGTGCGACGGCTACTGGGAACGCCTGATCGATGCTCGAGCGGTCGCCCGCAACGACGGCGACAAGGCCGGCATCAAGTGGAAGATGAACTACAAGGGCCAGGGCTGGGTGCCACCGGGCCAGACCTTCGAGAAGGGCGACCGGGTGTACGTGGTGGAAGGGATCTTCCACGCCATCGCCCTGCACCTGGCCGGCTACAAGGCTATCGCCGCGATCAGCTGCAATAACTTCCCCTGGCAGATCATCGAAGACAACCAGGGCAAGCTGATCACCTGGGTGATCGCCCTGGACAACGACAAGGCCGGGCGCGCCGTGGTCAGCAAGTACCTGGCGCAGATCCGCAAGATGAAGGAAATCGGCTGGGTGGCCCTGGGCGACCCCGACCGCGACTGGGACGACGTTTACCGCGACGGCCAGCTGGACGACGCCTACCTGCAGGAAGCCTGCTATCAGGGCCGCCTGTTCTGCGCCACGTCGCCGATGAAGAAGGCCTATCTGGTCTACCTGAAAAAGCGCACCGGCTTCTTCCTGGTGGAGTTCGGCAGCTGCCTTTACTCGGCGCGGGTGAACCTCACCGAGCTGCAGAAAGACATCGAAGGCGATGACATCGAAGGCCACCAGCCCGAGTTCGCCAAGCACACCACCATCGCCGAAGTGGCCAACTGCCTGCCGCGCTTCGAGTACATCGAGCGCGATGCAGTCACCGGCGAACAGCGCTTCTTTTTCAGCTTCGAGTTCCCCAACTCCCGCCGCAGCTGCCGCGAGGCCCTGCCGCCCAGCTCAGTGAACGACCCCCGCAACTTCGCCAAGGCGCTGATCGAGAAAACGCCCTTCGGCACCTTCGAGGGTGGCGAGAAGGTGCTGGCCATGCTGCGCAAGGACTGGCAGCGCGACGCCCGCACCGTGCGCACTCTGCCTTACATCGGCTTCGACGACGACACCGCCGCCTACTGCTACCCCACGTTCGGCTACCACAGAGGGAAAGAGATCATGAACAACGAACACGGCTACCTGGACGTGAACGGCGAGGGGCTGAAAACCTCGGTGCGCAGCCTGCCGGTGGTGCGTGGCGGCGACTTCGATCCGGAGTGGTTCGCCGACTTCATGGCCGTGTTCAGCCTCAACGGCCTGGCGGCCCTGGCCTGGTGGACGGGCACGCTGTTCGCCCAGCAGATCCGCGCGGCACAGGCGTCCTGGCCGTTCCTGGAGCTGACCGGCGACGCCGGCGCGGGCAAGTCCACCCTGCTGCGCTTCCTGTGGATGCTGGTCGGCCGGCGCAATGAGGAAGGCATCAAGCCCAGCGGCAGCGGCGCCTCGGCCATCGGCCTGCTGCGTGCGATGGCGGCCGTCAGCAACCTGCCGGTGGTGCTGCTGGAGTCCGACAAGACCACCACCGACGCCATGGGGCGCGAAGTGGTGGTGCAGTACAACTGGGAGGACATCAAGCCGCTGTTCGACTACAACGCCAAGCTGCGCGTGACCGGCGTCAAGAGCACCAACGCCGACACCGAGGCGCTGCTGTTCCGTGGCGGGATCTGCATTTCGCAGAACGCCAAAGTGGAGGGGCATGAGGCGATCATCACCCGCATCGTCTACCTGCACATGACGCGCGCCCACCACAGCCCGGCGCTCAAGCCACTGGCCCAGCGCCTGCGCGGCATGGAAGTGGAAGACGTGGCCGGCTTCCTGCGCGCGGTGCTGTGCGACGAGCGCGGCTGGCTGGAACGCTACTTTGCCGCCTTCGCCCACTACGAACAGCGCTTCCAGGCGATCCAGGGCGTAGAGCACACCCGGATCGTGCAATGCCATGCCCAGGTGATGGCCGCCGCCAAAGCCACCCAGGCGCTGTTCCCGGCCTGGACGGACAACGACCTGGAAGCCCTGGCCAAGCATCTGACCGGCTGCGCCCTGGAGCGGCAACAGTGCATTGGCGCCGAGAATCGCAGCGCCGCACAGTTCTGGCAGATCTACCACTTCCTGAACGAGGACGTGGTGACCATCACCGACAGCGACGGATCCCGCGAAGAGATCCGCGAACGACTGAACCACAGCAACGACCGCGACCTGATCGCCATCAATCTGGAGCACTTCCAGCAGGCCTGCCGCCAGGCCGGCATGGAAGTAATCCCCGCCGTGACCCTGCGCCGCGTGCTGCCGCTGAGCACCACACACCGCTTTATCGAGGTGCGCAAAGTGCGCTCGAAGCTTGAGAAGCGCCCCCTCAACTGCTGGGTGTTCGCCAAGCGGGGTAAGGAGTGATGAACGCCGGGATGAAAGTGGGCCTGGGTAGGCCTGACAGTGCTAGCCGTGGTTTGTGCGTATCCCCTAATTACATCCAGAACATTCGGAACATTAAGAAAACACAAGAAAAACACCAACAAAATCAGAGCATTACAGCGGTAAACCTGTTCCGCCCAATGGAGAACAAGCAGAAACAAACCGGGACAAATTCCGGAACGCAGGTTCTGGCGTTGTTCCGGAATCCAACTTTCTCTGCAAATGGCTGTAGCCCTAGTGCCGTGCGGCCTGCGGAGGAATCTCAAAAAACCGCGTTCCGCTTGTTACCAGTAGCCCCGGAACATTTTAAGGGCGCTGTAAGCCACGAACGGCGCGGGCTCAAGACTCTGCCCCTGCCCCGTGTTCCGGATGTTCTGGACGTGGCCGGGGCATGCGCGGGGTTTTCCTTTTTTGCGCCCTTCCGCCTGCCAGTGAGGTGCCCGCCATGGCCGAGCTGAGCCCCGACGAAGCCACCCGCCGCGACTGCCTGGCCCGCCACTTTCTGAGCAATTGGACACGCCAGGCCATCGTCGAGTGGCTGGAGCACCCGAAGCGTGGCGAGGCCTTCCGCGAAGACATGCGAGCCCGCTTGAACCGACTGAAACAGGAGAACCGCAGACGATGAACGCCATCACTCAAGCCCCCGACCGCTGCCCCTTGGATTCAGCGACCGGCCGTGATTTTCCCCGCTGGTGGCAGCACGCCGCGCTGCTGGTGGAGCTGCCGCTGGGCCAGCGCGACCTGGACGTGAGCGGCGCCGGCCTGGCGCTGTTGCTCAAGCGCCTGCAGGCGCTGGACACCCCACGCCGCGCCCTGCTGCTGACCATGGCCTGCCTGGCCAACCCGCAGCGCGCTGACTGGCTGCAGGCCGAGGTCGGCCTGCACGTCGGCCAACTGACCGCCACCGACCTGGGCGCCGAGGTGTTCCAGGTGCTGGTCGGCCTGCTGGCCACCTTTCACCCCGCCCCGAGCAACTGAGAACGGAGCCACCCATGAACGAGTTCAACCTGCGCGATCAGATCGCCAAACAGCAGGCCTACCAGGCCCAACGCCATGCCCTGGTGACCAGCGGCCTGCAGGCGCTTAACCGGCTGATTCCCGTGGCCGTGCGGCCGACCGGCCAGGGCCGCGCCGTCGGCCGCTTCCTGCTGGGCCTGTACAACGGCCCGGAATACCGCTTCGACCTTACCGAGCTGCGCGGCCTTGACCTGGGCAAGTTCGAGGACTGCCTGCGCGTGCTGATGATGGATTACAGCCCCGAAGTGGAGATCCACGAACGGGTGCCCAACGGGCAGGCCATCTGGGCCGAGCTGGTGGCCATGTGGGGCCGGGAGGCGCGGACGTGATCGTTTACTACGGCGCGAACGGGATCAGCGGCGAGCTGCCCCTGCCTTCGGTCTACCTGGAGAACGCCACAGCCGAGGATCTGGCCGAGCTGGCCGCCAGCATGTTCTGGCGGGAGCGCCAAGGCGAAGCCCCGTCCCTGGTGACGCTGATTCACCTGCAAGACGTGGACGGAAAAGACCTGGGGATTTTCGAGGTTCGGCGCGATATGCGCCCGATATTCACCGCCACGGCGCTGCCGGCGGCGTGAAAGAGAAGTGCCGGTGGAGCGGCAACTCCCCCGGCACCAACCACCACTGAAAGGAGAAATGCGATGCAAGCACAACACCCACGCGGTAGCGCCGTGAAGGCTACCACACCCGCCTTCCACCTGCTGGGCCAGGCCTTGATCGGCTTCCAGGTGAACCGCAGCCAGGCCGCCCGCGAGCATCTGGAACAACTGGCAACCCAGGCCCAGCAGCGCGGCGAGCTGACCGCCGACGACGCCCGGGTGATCGCCACCCTGCTGGCCGCCCCGAGCAAGCCCCGCCCTACCACTTTGCACGCTGTCTGATCGGAGATTCACATGAGCACCAACAACATCAAGCGCTACACCGTGACGGATTTCTGGGACATCTACGAACTCACCTTGGAGGTTGATCTGGATGTACTGACCGAAGCCCGCGCGACCGAGATCAACGACTTTTGGTCAAGCTCAGAAGAACGCTTGGCCGAGTGCAATGGCAACGCTCAGCACACGGCTATCCGGCTGTTCGGGCAGGCGATGATCTGCATCATGCTGGAGCAGGGTGGAGCCTTTTTCGTCGCAGGCAACTCAGCTGCCGGCACGCACTGGTCGAAGGATGTGTGGCAGTTGGAGGGCTGGGGTGGCCTCGGCCCGCAAGGCGAGGAAAACGAGATCTATGGATGGTGCGGCATCCGTTGCATCGCCGCTGATGTCGCCCCGCCGACTTTCGATTCCCTGGAGCTGAAAGAGGTGCAGGCATGATCATCACCACCCGACTCAGCGCCGGCAGCTACGTGGCCCGTGCCAAGGGCCAGAAGGCCACCGCCAGTAGCGCCGAGAGTGCCCGCCGTGCCGCCGAGAACCTGGCCACCAAGCTGGGCCATAACCCCGACCTGGTGGAGCTGGAAGGCGAAACCGGCGGCGTCTGCACCTTCTCACTGCCTGAATTGACCGATGGAGCCCATCATGAACAGTGAGCCCAAGCCTATTTACGAGTGCACTGGGTGCGGATCTGTAACCCGCGACCCCGACCAGCAGCTGGCTGTGCTGCGGCGCGCTGGGCACCTGTCCTGCTGCCCTGAACGCCAGATGATCGAATTGCAGGCTGCGCCTGCAGTCACCTGCAACACCGCCACCGACAACTCGGCCCGCTACAACCGGGCCGAGGAACTGCAGCTGCGATTGCTCCAGGTGGTCGATCTGGCTAGCCATCTGGCCACGGATGCGTTCGAGGGATCCCTGGACGATCCGCTGGAGTCGTTTGTGGACGCCGTACTGGATCCCCAGTTGCCACACCCCAGCCTGGGCCCGCTGGCCGAGGTGTTGGGGCAGTCTGGCTGGGAGCGGGACGAATGGGAAAGCAAGCGTGACCATGAACAGGCCGTGCTGCGGGAAAACGCTTACGACGCCCGCATGGTCTTTCATGGCTTCGGTGTCCAGTTCGGCACCCCCGTTCGCAAGTACCACAGCAGCAGCGGCTACGGCTATTCCTGGGGCTACTACAACACCGTGTGGATCTACGCCGAAACCCTGGAGCAAGCCTGGCGCCTCGGCTGTGAGTGGGCCGAGCAGAAGCACCGCATGGCACGCGAGAAAGCTGGTATCAGCGAGGGGGTGGCCGATGCGTAACCGTTTCCTGCGCGGCTGTGGCGAGGACGTAAAGCGCCTGGTCAGCTTCGCCGAGGCGGCGGGCTGGATGGTCGCCAAGACCAGGAACCTGCATCTGATGTTCAGCAAGGAAGGCCGCCGAGCGGTGTTTTTCAGCGGCACGCCCGGCGACCGCCGCGCCTGGCTTAACGCCAGGTCGCAGCTGATCCAGGCCGACAAGATGGCGCAGGTGCAGCCCGCCAGGGCTTAACCGATGACAGAAACAGAAAAGGGCGCTTCGGCGCCCTTTTTCTTTCGATATATCGAAATTATACCATCCCCACTTATAAGTCCCGTTGTTCGCCAACCCTTCCGCCTCTGTTTAATGTCAGGTAAATAAGCCTTACATAATTAAGCAATTACTTATTTGTAGGATTGCGCATCGCTAGGAACAAAAGGCCATTTGTGCTTTTGTACTTTCGCTAATTAGCGAAGATAGATATCTTCCGAACGCTCGCTGGCGAATTGAAGAAATAAAGAAATGAAGAAAACCACCGCCATTGCTGGCCTTGACCGTGGTGGCATTTCGGAATGTCGATTGCAAAACCAGCCATCGAAACAGCCAGCACGATGATTTTGCAATCATTAAAAAAGTGCTTGACCGCACATTTTTTAGATAAGTAAAGTTTGCCCGTTCTCACACGCTGAAACGGAGTTGTAACGATGTGTGCTGTAGCTAAGGAATTAAAGACACTGCGCGAAAAGTTCGATGAAAGCCGGAATAGCCTTGCGTTTTTCATTGAGCTGGCAGCGTCAGGCGTTGAACTATCAGAACGCGGAAAGGCGGGGCTGTTGGATCTAGGCATGTGCCAGTTACGCCACCTGGACGAGGTGGCGAACGGCACAGGTCAGGCTGGTATGGCAGCGCCGAGCTGCGCGAACAGCTCCCGCTGCTGATTCCTGGGCATGTTTCGCAGGCGGTCGAACAGCAACTGATCGACCGCTTTAGCCCCCGGCCTGGTGGTGTGGGAGTAGGCCAGGTTCACCACGAACTGGTGGCCACACTCCAGGCAAAGGCAATACAGGTTGGTGTAGTCCACCGACAGCTCGTTGCGCGACGAGATCCGCGCCTTTCCGTGACACTCTCGACATACGATCCGCACTGTATTCCCTCCCCCGAGGTACCCAAGTGGGAACTATTGTGCCACAACATGTAGTGGCGTTATGTCATGTTGAACCCTATACGTCGATCTGCCCGCAGGGTGCCGTTCACCTGGAGGAATAGCTGGGCGATGGGGCGAATCTCGTTGTTGGTGTACACCCGGTCGATCTTCTCGATATCGCCGAAGCCGGCGCTGTTCTCCGGCATGATGCCGGCCAGCGCCGGGTTCATCCGGTGGGCCGCGATGATATCGGCGCGGGTGATGTTCTTGATCCGCTCGAACTCGTCTTTGGTGGCCACGTCCCCCACGGGGATGATCTGAATGGCCTTGTCGGTACCGCCGGGGATGTTGACGAACATCGAGCGGAAATTGCCCACGCCCTTGGTGCCTTCGATCTGGGCGCGCAGGCGTTCCTCGTCCTCGTCGGTCAGATCCGGATCGTTGGTGTAGAAGATGAAGCCGGCGTGCGCGCCGTTGTTGTAGTAGCGGCGGCGGAACAGGGTCGCCGACTCGTTGAGCAACAGCGAGTGCATGCCGCCCAGGTAGTCGGGCACCCCGTACACATCCTGTTCCACGTCATAGTCCATGACGTGCTCCACCTCGTCCTCGGCGAAGTGCAGTTCCTGCCCGCCGGGCTGCAGCATGACGAAGCCACCACCCACTTTGCGCCGCATGTTGATCGCTGGCAGGTGCTGCAGCTCGAGCACCTGGCCGATGATGTTGCGCAGGCGCTGAAAGTAGGCCTCGCCGAACACCACGAAGTCGAGAGCGGCCCGGCCCATGGTCTGCGCGCTGCAGCCCGCCGAGGCGCGGAAATCACGCAACAGCAGGTTGCGCTTGAACTTGGGAATGGCGCCGTGGTGGGCGTTCGCGCGCAGCAGCCTGGCGAGACCTCGGCGCGACACCGGCGGCGTGTAGATCCTGCCGTCGTCGCTGGCGAACACGCCCAGGTACTCGCCCAGGTTGCCGGCCAGCACCGATTCCGGCGCCCCGAACGTGAAGGCCCGAACGGGCGTTTGTGGTTGCTGTTGCTGATCCGGATTGTGCTCTGCCATGGCTGCCCTGTGAGAGTGTCGACCAGCGGCTGCGGCGCCGCTTGTTGGTGTTGAGGGGTTCGTTTGCCAGCGCGTGCATGACGGCCCAGGCGATGTCGGCGTGGCCGGTGGCATCGGTGCGGCTCGCGCTGTAGGTGATCTGGCCGCTGGCGGTGGCGCCGCGCTTGATCGTCAGGAAGGCGGCGGCGATGTCGTTCCAGCCGGCGTCCCATTCGATGCGGCTGCCCTGGATGGTGTCCTGGGCCTTGAGCACCAGGCTGTTTTTCGTTTCCAGGCTGTAGTGGATCGGCGTGGCCCGTGGGTAGAAGTCGCGCACCAGGTCGAACACGCCATAGCCGACGCCAGTCACGTCGATGCCGATGTGCTGCACGTTGAAGCGCTCGCACAGCTTCTTCACCTGGCTGGCCTGGTAGGTGAACGAGTGGCCCCGCCAGCTGTGCTTTTCCAGGATGCGGAACTTGCCGCCCTGTTCGAGCGGCGGCGCGACCACCACACAGGTGGCATCGTCGCGCGTGCGGCTGGGGTCATAGCCGAGCCACACCGGGCTGTTGCCGAAGGGGCGCTGCGCCTTCGGATCGGGGTCATAGTCCGCCCACAGGGCGCGGTCGGAGTAGCAGCGTTCCAGGTCGGCCAGGGAAAAGACGCTCTGCGTGCTGTCGATGAATTTGCACATGTAGAGCTGGTCGAAGCGCTCTTCGTCGTTCTCCAGGCGCAGCCGGTCGATGTCGAACAGGTTGCAGCCGCCGGCGATGGCGTCTTCCAGGGTGATGACCTTGCGCCACTGGCCATCCGGGCACAGCGCCCCGGCGTGGATCTGGGCTTCGCTGGGCCAGTCCTTGGCCAGTTTCTTGCCCCGCTTGCTGTTGCGGAATTCCTCGCCCGTCCAGAACGGGTAAGCCTGGTGGGTGACCGCGCTGGGCGTGGAAAAGTAGGTTTTGCGCCACTTTGCATGCGAGGCCATGGCACCGGCCAGGCCGTCCAGCTTGGCGAAGTCGCGGATCCAGAAATATTCGTCGATGTAGACGTGGCCATGGTGGCCCTGGGCGGTGGCGCTGTTGGTGGAGAGGAACCGCAGTTCGGCCCAGGGCTTGCCGTCTTTGCTCAGGGTGATGGGGTTGCCCTTGAGTTCGAGCCCGAACCACTCGGCGGCGAAGGTGACGATGTAGCTGCGGAAAATCTCGGCCTGGGCCCGGCTAGCGGACAGGAACATCTGGTTATCGCCGGTCAGCACGGCGTCCATGAAGGCTTCGGCGGCGAAGTAGTAGGTCAGGCCAATCTGGCGGCTTTTCAGGACGTTGCGGATCCGCGCTGTGAGCGGGTTCCGCTTGGCGGCGAACAGCTCCTGCTGATAGCCGAACATCTTGCTGGTGAATTGCTCCAGGAAGTCCGCTTCGGTCAGCTCGCTGATGTCGTTCTTCAGCTTCTTCTCGCGCCGCTTGCCGCCACGCTCGCCACGGTCGCGGCGCCCGCGCTCGCCGCCTTGGCTATCGCGCATTTCTGCCGGCACCTCGGCCAGCACCGGCGCCGGCCTGGCGGCTTGCTTCTGCAGGCGCTCGCGCAGCGTGGTGAGCCTGTCCAGCTCGTCCAGCTCGGCCTTGGCCAGGGTGCCGGGCTTCTCCAGCAACAGGGTGATCCGCCGGCTGACAGCGGCCAGGGGTTCCTCGTCCGTCAGCATCTCGTCCCAGCCGCCTTTGGCGATCCAGTAGTAGACGATCCGGACATTGGGCAGGCCGAGCTGGGCCTGAATCTCACGCGGTTTGCAGCGGCGTAGATACAGGCGCTTGGCGGCTTCTTTCACTTCGGTGGCGTATGGCATGGGCCGCAGTCTATGCGGCGAACTGACCTTAAACGTCGTCTATCGTTTCTAGTTATTCCTATTTCTTTCAAATAGTTAGAACACGATTTTGAAGTGTTTGTTTAGGTTCTGATCGGTGCCTATGGTGGCGGTGTCTGACCCACCCACCAGCGAACCGAACCCATGCCCCGAACCCTCGTCACCGACTGGAAACGAGTCGCCACCAGCGGCAAGACCATCGACGGTCGCACTATCGAAGTGCAGGAACTGCGCGACATGGCCGAGACCTACAACCCGGCCACCTACACCGCCACGATCTGGTACGAACACATTCGCTACATGGGCAGCCTGGGCACTGTGGCCGCGCTGAAAGCCGAGGACGTGGAAGACGGCAAGGTCGCTCTGTTCGCGCAGCTCAAGCCCAATGACCGCCTGCTGCAGCTGAACAAGGAAGCGCAAAAGCTGTTCACCAGCGTGGAGATCAAGCCGAACTTCGCCGACAGCGGCAAGGCGTATCTGTCCGGCCTGGCCGTCACCGACGAGCCCGCCAGCCTGGGCACCCAGGAACTGCACTTCTCCCGCCGCGTTACTGCCGGCAACTACTGCGGCGCCCTGGAGCCGCTGGGCGACATCGACCCGGCCACCGAGGAAGACGCCGCCCTGTCCTTTTTCACCAAGCTGTTCGCCCACCTGCAGGGCAAGCCGCTGCCGAAATCCCCCGCAACCCCCGACGACGAGAGCACCCCAATGGATCCGAAAACCGTAGAGGCCTTCACGGCTGCGGTGGACAAGCTCGGCACCGTGGCGTCCAGCCTGGAAAAGAGCGCCGCCACCTTTGCCGCGAAACCGGCCGAACCGGCCGCCGCACCTGCCGCGCCGGCTGCTGACCCCGCCAAGCCCGAGGGCGAGCAAGCCAAGCCTGTGAGCGCTGAGCAGTTCGCCAAGCTCCAGGAAGGCCTGGAAGGCCTCACCAAGCTGTTCAACACCGCGCTGAATCAAGGCCAGGGCAAGGATGTGCCCGCGACCACCGGCGCCGCCGACGACGAAATGAAGGTGGATTGCTGATATGAAACTGAGCCAGTTTTCCCGCCAGCAGTACCACGCCCTGCAGGCCGCCGTAGCGCGCGCCTACGGCGTAGGCAGCGCCCGCGAAGAATTCAACGTCACCCCGGCCATGGCCCAGACGCTGAATGAAAAGATCACCCACAGCTCGAACTTCCTGCGCCGCATCAACGTGATCCCGGTCAGCGAGATCAAGGGCCAGAAGGTGATGATGGGCCTGAACGGCCCGGCCACCGGCCGCACCAACACCCAGAACGCCGACCGCGTGCCGCGCAACCTGCTGGATCTGGACGCCCTGGGCTACGAGCTGTTCGACACCCACACCGACGTGGCCCTGCCGTTCGCCAGCATCGACGCCTGGGCAAAGTTCAAGGACTTTGCCAACCGCTACAGCGCCGCCGTGCAGAAGCAGATCGGCCTGGATCGCATCATGATCGGCTGGAACGGCACCAGTGTGGCCGCGAACACCGACCCGGTGGCTAACCCGTTGCTCCAGGACGTGAACAAGGGCTGGCTGCAGATCGCCCGCGAGCAGGCCCCGCAGCAGGTACTCACCCAGGGCACCAAGGCTGCCGGCAAGATCCAGATCGGCGCCACTGGCGACTTCGCCAACCTGGACGCCTTCGTCTACGACCTGACGCAGATGATCGACGAGGAACACCGCGACGGTGGCGACCTGGTGGCCATCATCGGCCGCGAACTGATCGCCAAGGACAAGGGCAAGATGTACGCCGAGCACGGCAGCACCCCGTCCGAGAAAGAGCGCATCGAAATGGCCCAGGTGATCGACACCTACGGCGGCCTGCCCTCTTTCACTGCGCCGTTCTTCCCCGGCAAGGGCGTGGTGGTCACCAGCTTCGACAACCTGTCGATCTACTTCCAGGACGACAGCTGGCGGCGCTACCTGCAGGAAAACCCGAAGCGTTCGCAGATGGAGGATTACAACAGCCGCAACGAGGGCTATGTGATCGAGCAGCTGGGCAAGTTCGCCATGGCTGAGAGCGCCAACGTGGAGTTCGTCTGACCATGAGCATCGCCCTGGAGCATAAGAAGCGCATCCTGGGGCTCGGCAAGGCTGCCGGCGGTGCGGAGGTGTTCACCCCCGCCACCGCCCTGGCTGGCCCGGCCAACGCCCAGAAACAGCTGACCCTGATGACCACCGCGCTGGCCGAGGATCTGGCCCGCCTTTCCGAGCAGAACAGCCTGGAGGTTCGCCAGCAGATCAAGCGCGACGAGCTGCTGCCCAAGTACCTGGACTATGTGCAGCGCTACCGCGAGTCCGGCCTGAATCACCCGAACCCGGTGATGATGCAGGTGCTGGTCTGGCTGTTCGACACCGCCCAGTTCGAGGCCGGTCTGGATCTGGCGCTGTTCGCCATCGAGCAGGGCCAGCAACTGCCCGAGCGATTCCGCCGTGACGTGCCCACCTTCGTGGCGGACGCGGTGATCGACTGGGCCGAGGCCGAGCACAAGGCCAAGCGCAGCCCGGAACCGTATCTGTCGCAGCTGCTGCCCTACGTGGACGGCTACTGGACGCAGATCAACGCCGAGCCCGAAACCGTCCTGCCGCAGCCGTGGCAGCTGTTCGAGCGAATCCCGGCGCGCTTCCACAAGCTGCTGGGCATCCTGGCCATGGAGCAAAAGCAGTGGGCCGATGCCATCGACCACTTCGAGCGAGCCACCGCGCTCTATCCGGAAATCGGCGTGAAAACCCGTTCGGATGACGCCGCCAAGGCTCTGCGCAAGCAGGAAGCCGAACAGGGCTCCACCACCTAACCGTCTACCCCCCGCAGCGGGGGCCTGCCTAGGACGTGGCCCTGTGCCAACGCCCCGACAGCAGTCACCCCCGCCTTTATTCCGAGATCGGCCAGCATGAGCTTTTCCGGCACACCTACCACCTTCGTGGAACGCGCGATCCCCAACGACGGCTTCTGGCCGAACCTGGGTGTGACCGAGTTCCAGACGGGCTATCGCCTGCCGGCGGAGTTCCTGGTGGATCTGCTGGCCGATGGCATCACCATCGCCATGGGCGAGGTGAACCGCGACCTGGCCAAGCGGAAAGCCGCCTGGCAGGCCGTGGGCATCACCAGCGTGGAGACCGCCGACCCGCTGCTGCTGCCTGAGCGTGGTTTCTATGCCGCCATCTACAAGCGCGCCGTGTACTGCCGCGCCAAGGCCTACCTGCTGCAGCAGTTCGCCACCGTCAACCGCCGCCCCGAGGCCGCCAACCTGGCCAAGGAAAGCCCAGAGACCCACGAAACCTTCCTGAGCTACAGCCAGCAGGCTGTCCGCCAGATCCAGGGACGTGGGCGCATTACGGCGGTGCTGCTGTGATCAAGCTACGCGCCCTGACCACTTTCCTGCAGGAAAGCCGCCTGGTGTTGCCCGAGCAGTTGGACAGCTGGGCCGAAAAGGTGGAGCTGTCGCTGATCTGGAAGCACACCGAGCGCGGCCTGCACATGGGCGACATGCGCTACCAGGCGGTGATCGTCCTGGAGCGCTTCGCCGACCACCCGGGCCGCCTGATGGCCTTGATCGGCAGCTGGCTGGAGAACCACGACAGCGAGCGCACCGACTACGACCTTGGCGCCGCGCGCTTCGACATCGATCAGCTGGACGACGACACCGCGGACGTGGAAATCAGCCTGGAGTTCATCGAGCCGCAGCATCTGGCCGAGGAAGGCGACGGCGAGATCCAGGCCTTCGGCAAGCGCTGGGCCTTCGTGCCGTTCGACCTGTGGGTCGCCGAGGAAGGCGAGGTGACCCATGGCAGCTAGAAACACCTTCGACCTGGACGTGCGCGGCGCGCTCGGCATGCAGGCCCAGCTGGCCCTGATGCAGCTGCCGCCCAAGCTGCGCCGCCGGCTGCTGGTCAGGGTATCCAAGCGCGTGCGCACCATGAGCGCCCGCCGTGTGCGTGCCCAGCAGACCCTTTCCGGCGCCCCGTTCGAGCCACGCCGCACGCCGTCGAAACGCCGCCGGCGGATGCTCAGCGGGCTGATCAAGAACAAGTACCTGGACGTGGTGAAGGCCACCGAGGACGAGGCCCGCCTGGGCTGGAAAAACGGCCTGATGGGATTCATCGCCGCCGAACACCAGCACGGCCGCGCCCGTCGCTACACCGCCGCCATGGCCCGCAAGGCCAACCCCATCAACTACGACGCGGATTGCACCGAAGAACAGGCCAAGCGCCTGCGCCGCCTGGGCTTCAAGGTTCGCCAGCCGCGCCAGAACAAGCGCGGCCGCTCCCGCTGGGTTCGCCCTTCCGTGGCCTGGATCCAGGCAAACGTGAAGTACGGCCAGGCGGGGCTGCTGATCCGCGAGCTGAAAGGCGAGCAGGCAGGCCCGAGCAGCTGGCAAATCAAGATGCCCCAGCGCGACTTCCTGGGCGCAGACCAGAACGACATCGCACAGCTGATCCAGCTTGTGCTGCAACAGATCCTCAACGCACCCCGATAGCGAGGCCCAGCAATGGCGCAAGGCAAAGTAAGCGTAAGAAACCTGAACCTGGGCCAAGGCCCGGTGACGGAGATCGAGCGCTATTTCCTGTTTATCGGCTTGGCCGCAAGCAACGTCGGCGAGCTGATCCCTTTGAACACCCAGAGCGATCTGGACACCGAGCTGGGCGCCGCCGCCAGCGACCTGAAAACCCAGGTGACTGCGGCACGTCTCAACGGTGGCGACCGCTGGGCCGCGCTGGCCCTGCCTATCGCTGCTGCCGCCGACTGGGAAGAAGCCCTGGACGCGGCCATGCAGCACGGTGTCAGCGTGGAGGCCGTGGTGATCTGTTCGCCGGTGCTCACCGGCGCGGAGCTGAACACCCGGCACGCCAAGGCCGAGGCCATTAACAACCAGTACGGCCGCCGCCTGTTCGTTATGTCCGCGACCAAGGGCATCGACGCCGCCAGCCAGGACTGGAACGCCTACCTGGCCGAGCAGCAGACCATCACCCAGAACATCCTGGCGCCGCGCGTGCTGGTGGTTCCGCAGCTGCACGGCAACGACCTGGGCGTGCTCGCCGGCCGCCTGGCTATCGATGCCGTGAGCGTGGCCGACAGCCCCATGCGCGTGGCCACCGGCGCCTTGCTGGGCCTGGGCGAAGCCCCGGTGGACTCGGCTGGCGTGCCGCTGCCGTCGGCGATCCTGTCCGAGCTGGACAAGGCCCGCTTCTCGGTGCCGCAGACCTATCCGGACTACCCCGGCGTGTACTGGGGCGACGCCAACATGCTGGACGCCCCCGGATCCGACTTTCAGGTGGTGGAGTACCTGCGTGTGGCCGACAAGGCCGCCCGCCGCGTGCGGATCCTGCTGATCCAGCGCGTGGGTGACCGTCGCCTGAACAACACCCCCAACAGCATGGCCGCCAACAAGTCCGCGCTGATGCGCCCGCTGCGCCAGATGGCCAAGTCCGTGCAGTTCGCCGGTCAGCAGTTCCCCGGCGACATCGAGCCGCCGAAGGATGACGACATCGTGCTGGTGTGGATGAGCAAGACCCGAGTGGAGGCCTACCTGAAGTTGCGCCCCTACAACTGCCCCAAAGACCTGACCGCGAACATCGCCCTGGATCTTTCCAACGGCGACGAGGAGTAACCCATGGCCCGAATCAGTGGCATGAATTTCGACGTGAACCTGGGCGACCTGCAGATCCACGTCGAGAAGGCGACCCTGGACATCACCGACAACAGCGCCGCCGTGCAGAGCAAGGGCGTTCCCGATGGCCATGTGGATGGTGACGTGGCCGCCAGCGGCGAGTTCGAGCTGGACAGCGCGAACTTCGCCCTGTTGATCCAGGCAGCGAAGAACGCCGGCAGCTTCCGCAAGCTGGAACCGTTCGACACGGTGTTTTTTGCCAAGGCCGGCGACGACGAGCTGCGCGTGGAGGCCTTCGGCTGCAAGGTCAAGGTGTCGAGCCTGCTGGATATCGACCCGAAGGGCGGCAGCAAGACCACCCACAAGGTGCCGTATGACGTCACCAGCCCGGACTTCATCCGCATCAACGGCGTGCCGTACCTCGACGCCAGCGAGACCGAGGGCCTGCGCTGATGCCGGATTGGGTAGACCGCGCCGTGGCGCGCGAGGAACTGGAGCTGGAGCGCGCCCTGGCCGCTCAGCTGTCCAGCGCTCGCCATGCCGGCCCCAGCCTGACCGATTGCGCCGACTGCGGCGACGAGATCCCGCCAGCGCGCCGCGCCTTCGGTGGTGTCACCCGCTGCCTGGCCTGCCAGACCACTTTCGAGAAAGGAAACCGCCGATGACCACCAGCCCCTGGCCGAACTTCAGCCTGACCGAGCTGCGCTGCAAGTGCGGTCGCTGCGGCAGCACCGGCGCCGAGATGGACAGCGACTTCATGGACAAGCTGCAGCGCCTGCGCACGGCCTTCGGCAAGCCCATGGTGCTGTCCAGCGCCTACCGCTGCCCACGGCACCCCGTAGAGGCCAAGAAAACCGCACCGGGCGAGCACTGCACCGGCAAGGCGGTGGACGTGGCCATCCGTGGCCCGGAGGCCCTGCGCCTGCTGCAGCTCGCCCTGGAGCTGGGGTTTACCCGCATCGGCGTGAGCCAGAAGGGCACCGCGCGCTTCCTGCACCTGGGCACGTCCGCCGGTGGTCGCTTCCCGTCCCCTGCTATCTGGAGCTACTGAACATGCGCCGTTCCACCCTCGACAACCTGCTGTTGCTCGTCCTGGGCGCCGCCTGCATCTACACCCTGAGCGCCTGCAGCACCGATAGCCTGATCGGCAGCACTGCGTCCAGCCTGGTGCAGCGCTACTGCGCCACGCCCGAGCTTGGGCGCCTCGCCTTGCGTGAAGCCATCGCCACCAGCACCGCGCCGAACAAGATCCGCGTGGAGTGTGCCGACGATGCCTTTTGAATCCGACCTGGAGCTGCGCCACCACGCCGGACAGGAAAAGTGGGAGGTGATCCGCCCGCTGTTCTACGTCACCAGGGCGCGCCGCCGAATCACCGTGCCGGTGGGCTACCGCTCCGACCTGGCCAGCGTGCCGCGCCTGGCCTGGCGCATCGTGCCGCGTGATCACGAGGACGCGCGCCGGCCTGCCGTAGTGCATGACTACATCTACACCGACCTGACCCACCTCTACACCAAGGCCGAGGCCGACCTGATCTTCTACGAGGCCCTGCTGGAGGAAGGCATGCACAAGCCCCTGGCGTGGCTCATGTGGTGCGCCGTGCGGATCGGCGGCCGTGGCAATTGGGGGCGCTGATGGAGCTGTCCCCCTTGGCTATCAGCGTGCTGCTGATGCTGACCGAGCTGGTACTGACGGCCGTGGTCGGCTTCCAGGTGTACCTGTTCAAGCAGATCAGCGCCGCCCGGCGCGAGCACCTGGAATTCCGGATAGAGGTCGCCGAGCGCTACGTGAAAACCGAACACATCGACACGGCCCTGGAGAAGCTGGAGGCCCGCTTCGACAAGCGCCTGGACGACTTTTTCAACAACCTGCAACAGAGGCACCGAGCATGAGCGAACGCCGCGAGATCACCCTGCAGATCGGGGAAACCGACTTCACCTTTGCCGTCACCCCGGCTGACGTGACCAAGTATTTCAACACCGTGACCCAGAACAACAAGGTGGCCCCCAGCCACAACCTGCTGACCACCACCGTCAAGTCGGAACAGCTGGCCACCCTGCGCCCAATGCTGGCCAACCCGGTGTTGGCCATGAAGGTGGCCGGCGCGCTGCTGGAGGAATACGCCCCGGACGTTGAAGTCACCGTAAAAAAGCCCTCGCCCGAGCTGACCGCCTGACCGAGGACGGCCTGGGCCAAATGATGGCCCTGGTCGAACGCTGGCTACCTGGAACACCGCCCACGGCTGACGCCATGGGCACCGCCAAGTGGCTGGAGGATGAACACTGGCGCCGCATGGAGATAGCCGTGGCAAACGGCATCGCCAAGGCGCTGAACGGCTGACACTGAGCGCCCCGCATGACTGCCAACGCCACAAGCAAACTCGACTTCGTGCTGCGCCTGATCGACCAGGTGACGGCCCCGGCTGCGAAGGTCAGCAAACAGCTGATGGACGTGGCCGAGGTCGGCAAGACTGGCTTCGTGCAGATGGGCGCCGGCGTGGCTGCCGTCACGGGCATGATCTTCAGCTTCCAGCAGTCCATGCAGCCCGCGCGCGACCAGATGGCCGCTCTGGGCGAAGTGAAGTCCCTGGGCGTGGCACAGGAGGCGCTGGACAGGCTCAACCAGGTGTCCCTGGACTTTTCCACCCAATACGGCGAGAGCGCCCAGGCCTTCGTTCGCTCGGCCTACGACATCCAGAGCGCCATCGCCGGCCTGACCGGCGAGCAGCTGGCCACCTTCACCAGTGCGTCCAACGTGCTGGCCAAGGCCACCAAGGCCGACGCGGCGACGATCACCAGCTACGTGGGCACCATGTACGGGATCTTCAAGACTCAGGCCGATGCCATGGGCAAAGGCGAATGGGTGGAGAACCTGAGCGGCCAGACCGCGCTGGCGGTGCAGATGTTCAAGACCACCGGCCAGCAGATGTCCGACGCCTTCACCGCTGTGGGCGCCAACGCCACGTCGGCAGGCATCGGCCTGTCGGAACAGATGGCGATCCTGGGCCAGCTCCAGGCGACCATGAGTGGCGGCGAAGCGGGCACCAAGTACAAGGCCTTCCTGTCCGGTGTGGGCGGTGCTCAGGAGAAACTGGGGCTGCAGTTCACCGACAGCCAGGGCCGCATGCTGCCAATGCTCGAGATCCTGGAGAAGCTGCAAGGCAAGTTCGGCGACACCCTGGACGTGGCCGAATCCGACGCACTGAAAAAGGCCTTCGGATCCGACGAGGCGGTGGGCCTGATCAAGCTGCTGATGGCCGACACGGCCAGCCTGACCAACAACATGGAGCAGCTGGGCAAGGTCAAGGGCATGGAGCAGGCCGAAAAGATGGCCCAGGCCATGGTCGATCCTTGGCAGCGCTTCGGCAGCGCCGTGGAGGCGATCCGCATTGCCTTCGGCCAGACCCTGCTGCCGGTGCTGAACCCGCTGATGGAGCGGCTGACCCAAGGCGCCGCCACGCTCCAGCGCTGGGTGGTGTTGTTCCCCAACATCGCCCGCTGGATTGGTTACGTAACCCTCGGCGTGCTGGGCCTGGTGGCGGCAGCGGGCGGCCTGACGATCCTGGGCGGGCTGTTCACCGTGCTGTCGGTACTGGCAAGCCCCATCGCGCTGATCGTGCTGGGCGTGGTCGCCCTGGTGGCGGCCGTCACCGCGGCGATCATCTGGTGGGACGAGCTGAAAGCCGCTTTCGGGGAAACCGCATGGTTCCAGGCGCTGCTGGCGATCATCACCCCCGTGGTGCTGATCTTCCGGATCTGGTGGGCGGTGATGGGCGTGCTGTGGCAGGGCGTGCAGCAGCTGTGGGCCATGGGCGTGGAGTTCGTGGACTGGCTCGGCTCGTTCGCCGGCGCGACCGAGGGCGCCACGGGCGTCTGGGAAACCCTGCTGTGGGCCTTCGCCAACCTGTCGCCGTTCGCCCTGCTGGGTAATGCGCTGAAAGGTCTGATCGAGCTGCTGAACAAGATCCCCGGCGTGGAGATCGACGCCAGCTTTGCCGACCTGCCAGCCGTGCCCAGCGCTGTGGAGGCCATGAGCGCCGCCGACAAGGCCACGGCCGCGCAGAAGATGCAGCAGACCATCAACGCAGCCATCCCCAGCCTGTCGCCGCAGCGCGCCACGGCGGTGCCGCCTGGCGGCCTGCTGACCAGCATCCAGAACACCACCAGCCAGAACAAGGGCAACCACATCGAAAAGGTGGAGATCCACACCAGCAAGCCCATGAGCCCGATGGAGCTGGAAAACATGATGGAGATGGCCGCCGGATGACCCTCTACATCGATCTGCTGATCCAGGACAACGACCTGGCCCTGGATCTGGGCCGCCAGCCGCTGCTGGTGGACGACCGCGCGAGCATCGCCCAGGACATCGCCCACATGATCCGCGAGAGCGGCCTGCTGGTCACCCTGGTGGCCGAGCGCGACCGCCTGCGGCAGCGCGACTGTATCCAGCAGCTGGAGCTGTTGGTGGAGGCCGACGAACGCCTGGTGCCGGGCACCGCGAAAATCCGCGAGGTGGACGCCGGCCAGTACCTGGTGACCGCGCGCACAGTTGAATTTGGAGCCATTGAGGTGACCCTGTGACCGTAGATTTTAAGCAGGCGCTCAGTGACGCCGGCATTCCGACCACCGAGGAAGGGCTGCGCCAGGCCTGGGAAAGTGAAGTGGTCGCCCAGGGCAGCGCGCTGAGCAACACCAGCGCCTATTCGCCGTTCTGGCGCATCGTCACCGCCCTGGTGACCAAGCCCGTGCTATGGCTGATCACCTTTATCAGCGGCACCGTGCTGCCCAACTTCTTTGTGAAGACCGCCACCGGTGCCTGGCTGGACATGCTGGCCTGGGCGGTGAACGTGGAGCGCAAGGGCGCGACCAAAGCCAAGGGCGTGCTGCTGTTCACGCGCCTGGCCGCCGGTGGCACCCTGGAGGTGCCCGCCGGCACGGTGGTGCAGTCCGCTTCAATCAACGGGCACATCTACCAGTTGGTGACCACCGCCGTGGGCCAGTTCACCGATGGCGCTATGCAGCTGGAGATCCCCGTGGAGGCGGTGGACACCGGCAGCGGCTACAACCTGGCGCCCGGTTACTACGCCATCCTGCCGGAGCCCGTGCCGGGCATCGCCCAGGTAGTGAACGCCGACGGCTGGCTGACCAGCCCAGGCGCGGATCCAGAGGCCGACAACGAGCTGCGGCTGCGCGTGCGCAACCAGTTTTCGGCGGTCAACCAGTGGCACACCGACGCGGTGTATCGCGCCATGATCACGGCCTTCCCTGGTGTGCGCCCCGATGGCGTCTACTTCCTGCATGGGGCGCCGCGCGGCCCTGGCAGCGCCAATGCCTACGTGCTGTTCGAGGCGGACGTGCCGGCAGCCACCTACCTGGAACAGATCAACGCGCACATCCGCGACCAGGGAAACCATGGCCACGGCGACGATCTGCTGGTGATGGAGATGCCCGAGACCCTGCACGCCATCCAGCTGGACGTGTGGCCCCGTTCGACGCTGACCTCCGAGCAACGCCAGACCCTGCTGACGAACATCGAGCTGTTCGTGCGCGCCGCGTTCCGCGAGAGCACTACGACCGACTACCAGCCGACCCAGACCTATCCGCAGTCGCGCTTTTCGTTCAGCCGCCTGGGCGAGGAACTGCACCAACAGTTCGCCGGCATCGAGTCGCTGCGCTTCACCAACGCCGACATCGTGTCGGAACTGACCATCCCCCGGATCCAGAGCCTGCAGGTGGTGCCGCATGATTAAGCTCGGCCTGCCTTTCTGGCTGGACGGCCCCGAGCTGGCGAAGCTCAAGGCCGCCGCGCAAGCCTGGTGGACAAAGGTGGAGGGCTGGCTGCGCTGGCCGCTGCTGCAGATGGACGCCGACACCTGCCACCTGACCATCCTGGATCTGATGGCCTGGCAGCGCGACATCACGCGCTTCAAGGGGGAGCCCGAGGCGCTTTACCGCCTGCGCGTGAAGTACGCCTTCATCAACGCCGTGGACGCCGGCAGCACCGCTGGCATGAAGCGCATCCTGCAGCGCCTGGGCGTGGGCTACGTGGAGATCGAGGAGCGCCACCCCGACCGCGATTGGGACGTGGTGCTGCTGCAGTTGAGCAACACCCAGTTGGCCGAGAACCCCGAGCTGCTGCGCGTGCTGATTCAGCAGTACGGCCGCACCTGCCGCCGCTATGACTTCGTGACCATCACGCCGGTGACGCTGCGCGTGCTCGCTGTCGATTTTAACGACGACCAGCAGACGCTGGTCGCCAGCCTGTAGGAGAACCCCATGGGTGCCAGTATTACCCTTGCCGGTGAAAGCCTGATCGCGCAGAAACAAGGCGCGCAGCAGATCCTCACCGTGTCCCGCTTCATCCTGGCCAACGTGCCAGGCCTCGACCCGAACGGGCCGGTGGATCGCGCCGCCGGCAAGCCTGCCGCCGGGCAGATTGTCGGCACCTACGACGTGACCCAGGCGGGCTACGTGAACCCCAACCAGGTGGTGTACAGCCTGATGCTGGGCAGCGACATCGGCGACTTCGACTGGAACTGGATCGGCCTGGAAACCGCCGAGAACGTGCTGTTGATGGTGGCCTACGTGCCCACCCAGCAGAAACGCCGCAACATCCCGCCGCTGCAGCTGGGGAACAACGTCACCCGCAACTTCTTGGTGGTGTTCGACGGCGCCCAGGCGCTGACCGGCCTGACCATCGACGCCAGCACCTGGCAGCACGACTTCACCGTGCGCCTGGCCGGCATCGACGAGCGCGAGCGCCAGAGCAACCGCGACATCTTCGGCCGGGCGTGCTTCTTTGGCAGCGCGCTGCAACTGGAGAAAGTGGGCGCGGCGTATCAGCTCAAGCCGGGCACTGCCTACGTGGAAGGCGTGCGCCTGCAGCGCTCTGCGGCGCTGCCTGTGGTGCCGCCGGCATTCCCCACCACCGCCTGGCTGGACGTGGCCCTACAGCGCGAGCTGAGCGACGTGGTGGCGTCCTGGAGCGTGGTCTGGGGCGCGGGAAAGGTCGATTACCTGGACAGTGCCGGCGTGCAGCACTACTGCGTGGCCATCGCGGATCTGCCGAGCAGCAGCACCATCACCGACAGCCGCCCGGTGGAGAACATCGCCGGCCCACTGGTGGCGCACTTCGCCGCCCGTGTGGGCGACTACGCCGGCCTGCGCGCCCGTTCGACCACCAAGGACGACGTGGGCCTGGGCAACCTGCCAAACGCCAAGAGCGACGACGAGAACACCGACAGCAGCCTGATCCTGGCGACCACCAAGGCGGTGAAGGCCGCCACGGCACTGATCTGGACGGCCATCGCCAACGTCGTTTCAGGGGCCACCACCGTGGGCAAGGCTGCGAAGCTGGCCACAGCCCGAACGATTGGCCTGTCAGGGGCTGTCACTGGATCAGGCAGTTTCGACGGATCCGGCAATCTGACGATTAACACGGCAGCGACTCAGGCCACCGAGGCTGTGGCTGGCGGCGCCAAGGTGGCGACGCAGGTGCAGACCGATGCCGGCGCCGATGACACGGCATACATCACGCCTAAAAAGCTGAGATGGGGCTTCCTTATCAGCCTGACAACCAATGGCTACATTGTTTTCCCCAGTTGGTTGGGCGGGCTGATCATCCAGTGGGGAGAAGGCAGCGTGAACACAGTTACTGACTCGACGCAGACAGTGACTTTCCCGCTCACCTTTCCCTCGGCATGCTTTCAAGTGATTACGGGTACGACTTCGACCGGAGCCACAGATGATGCCCACTACATCTGTACAGCGAAGACCCTAAATAGCGCGACCTTCAAACAAGAATCCTCCAACGTGTCCGCCCACTACGTTAAGCCCACTTACCTGGCTTTTGGCCGCTAGAGCGAGGATCCCCATGGACTTCTACTTTGCACCAACGACCGGTGGCTTCTACCTCACCGGTTTGAATAACGACATTCCCGACGACGCCATAGCAATCTCACAGGATACCTACGCACAGCTTGCCCTAACCCCTGTGCCGCAAGGTAAACGGATTGGCTTAAACCAGGCTGGACAACCTGCGCTAATCGACATCGCCATGCCGTCCATTGAGAAGCTGCATTCTTCTGCCACGACTGCAATTAACAACGTTTGTGATGCTGCCATCACCGCCGGCTTCCAGTCTGCAGCCCTGGGCGCACCCCACCAGTACAGCAGCGAACTGGACGACCAGTTGAACCTGACCGGCGCGATCCTGCGCGGGCTGGATATGCCCTACGCCTGCCGCGACGAGCAGGGCGTGAAAGCCTTTCGCCTGCACACCGCCGAGCAGCTGCGCCAAGTGGGCGACGACTTCACCCTGTACAAGCTGCAGCTGCTGCAGCACGCCAACGAGCTGAAACAGCAGCTGGATCTGGCACTGGCGGCCGGTGACGCCGAGGCCATGCTGGCCATCACCTGGGAGGGTGCCGGATCGTGACCTGGGCGCCCGTGACCATGCGCTGGCCCGAGCAGGCTACCCAGTGGATGGGCGAGCTGGCAGCGGCCAAGGATCTGGCCGGCGGCGAGCTGGCCAGCACCGCCACCCGCCTGGCGGGCCTGGACGGCCTGGCCACCACCAACCCCGGCCCGGTCGGCAGTGCCGCCCAAGGCGCCATCGCAGCCGGGCGCGCAGCGCTGGCCGCTCAGCTCGGCGAGGCACCTGCTTGCCTGGCTGTGACCCCATTCCAGAGCGGCATCGGCCAAGGACGTGGCCACCAGCGCTTTCTGTCCGCCCCCAACCTGCTGCAACACCTGGCCGACAAGCTGGTGGACAACGCCGACGGCGGGCGCCCTGCTGGCCCCCAGTACGCGCTGTCGATCCTGTTCCTGGCCACCCGCTACGACCAGTTGGCGGACACCCTGGCGCGCTTCAATGCGCTGCTGCCCGTGCCCGACCTGGTGCGCACCGAACGGCGCGCCCGGCACCTGTCCAAGCTGGAGGCGGAAAAGTGGGAGAAACCGAGCGCCGGCCCGCTGCCACGCTGGGGCGCGCTGCCGCTGGAGCGCTGCACCATCACCAAGGCCGCGAAGCAATCCATGGCGGGCCAGTTGGCCGTCCTGGAGGGCTACGCCGCCGACAGCTCGCCGATGGCGGATCTGGCCGCCCTGGCAGGGCGCAAGGCAGGCCTGCAGCAGGCACGCGACCAGAAGCTGGCCGACCTGCAGGCCTTGCTCGCCGGCGGCACCGCTGACGACACCATACGCGCCCGCCTGATCGGCCCCGGCACCCCGGCCCAGTTGCGCGCCGGCATGCTGGAAGGCGAAGCGCCCGGCCATGAGTGGGTGCTGAGCGCCGGCATGATGCTGGTGGGCTCGCTGGACGGGCTGAGCTTTGTTCGGGAACTGGTGGGCCTATGACGCTGCTACTCGACGGCCAGAAGGTGCGCGGCAAGGGCCTGAAGGTGACGGCTAACCTGCGCATTGAAACCGAGGATCTATCCGGGCAGACCAGCAACACGGCGGCGGCGCACAAGGGCTTCAAGCCCAAGACGCTGACGGTCTCGCTGCTGATCCCCTACAAGGACAGCGCCAATCTCACCCAGCTGATGGCCTGGGCCCAGGCCACCCAGAGCGGTGGACAGCGCCATGTGTACCGCATCGTCAACGACACGGCCGAGGCCTTCGGCGTGCGCCAGGTGGAGTTCAGCGACAACCTGAGCGCACGCGAGGACGACACCCTGGCCGCCTGGCGTGTGCAGTTCAGCCTCACCGAAAAGCTGTCCACCGCCGAGCGCGTGGAGACACGCCGACCCGGCAACCCGGTGAAGCAACAGAGCGCACCAGGGCAGGCGGTGGCCGCCGCGGCTGATGGATCTGGCAGCGAAACAGCGAGCCAGCCGGCCGAGCTGAGCGGCTTCGAGAAGGTGCTGCAGCGACTGGACGACGCACTGGCATGAGGCTGAACAAGGTACTGACGGTCGCCGGCAAGGTTTACCCGCTGGTGAAAGAGGAAGTGCGGCTGGATCTGCGCAGCCCCGGCCGGGCCAGCTTCACCATCAACGCCGAGGCGCCCGTGAGCGGCTTGGTGATCCTGGACGTGGGCTACAACGAGCGCGCCCTGCAACGCCATTTCATCGGGCACGTGGAGCGCTGCACGCCCGCCAACAGCCAGCAGCAGGTGCTGTTCTGCCGCGAGCTGACCAGCGTGCTGGCCCTACCGCTGCCGATGAATCTGCGGCATGTGGATCTGCACCAGGTACTGGCCGAAGTCAGCGCCCGCACCGGGCTGCGCTTCCGCGTGCCCGACAAGGCCTACGCCCGCACCAAAACCGCCTACTTCTACAACCTCGGCGCCGGCTTCCAGGCCCTGGACAGCCTAGCCCAGGTGTTCAGCATCCCCGACTTCATCTGGCAGCAGCAGGGCGATGGCGAGGTGTTCGTGGGCAGCTGGGCCGACAGTTTCTGGGGCGCCCGTGCCCCGCTGCCCCTGCCGGTGGAGCTGTTCGACAGCTACCAGGGCAACCAGAGCGCCATGGTGGCGGCCCTTCCAGGCCTTCGCCCCGGCGCAGCAATCAACCAGGGCGAGCGCGTCACCGCCGTGACCCTCGCCGGCACGCAGATGGCCATCCGATGGAAGACGCAATCCGCCGCGCTGTAGAGCGCCAATTCCCCGAGCTGACCGGCCGCTACCACCTGCCCCGCTTCGGGCGGGTGGTGGCGGTGCCGGACGCCCCAGAGGCGCAGGGTCTGTGCGACGACTTCCGCCCGCGCTTCGGCGTGGATGTCGAAGTGCTGCTGCCCGATGGCGAGCCTGATCCGGATCTGCCGATACTCGAGAGTTTGCCGCTACCGGCGCCGATGGGCGGCCAGGAGGCTGGCATGTTCGGCTTCCCCGAGGAAGGCACCACGGTGGTGGTGTGCTTCGCCTACGGCCTGCCCCACAAGCCGTACATTGCGCAGATCCTGCCGCACGGCCTGAGCCTGCCGAAGGTGCCGAAGGGCGACCAGCTATGGCAGCACAGCGAGGCCTGCCAGCAGCGCGTGGACGCCGACGGCAACTGGCTACGCCAGACCGATGGGCGGATCCGCGACGAGGCGGTGGAGCGCCAGGTGGAGGCCCTGGACAACGCCGAGCACTACCAGAGCACCACCGTGGAGGTGGACGACCACAGCACCGAAACGGTGGGTGGGGTCAAAAAAGTGGAGGCGCTGGGCGCGCTCAAGCTGCTGTCCGGTGGATCCGCCAGCCTGGCCGCCGTGGACGATCTGCACCAGGCCACCGGCCGCGACTTGAACCTGGTGGTGGGGCAGAAGCTAAACACCACCGTGGGCGGCGATATGGCCGAGAGGATCCAGGGAATCCGCAGCAGCATCGCGCCGCAGACCTGGCTCGGCTCCCAAGGGGTGAACGTCCTGCAGGTGCTGTGCGACCTGATCGACCTGGTGGAGGCCATGAACACCCAGTTGGCCGCCCACACCCATGTTCCAGGGCCTGCGCCGAGTCTCGGCGACGTGGCGCAGTTCAACGCCAAAGCGGCCCAAGCCCTGCAACTGGCGGGCAAGCTGAAACCTATCACTGCATAACGACAAAGGCGCCCAGGCTCTGGCCCTGATAGGACAGCTGAAGCCATCACCGCATAATGAAAAAGGGCGCCGATCGGCGCCCTTGTCGTTTCTAGTGTCGGCTTATGCCACCGACAGTTCCCGCAGTGCCGCAGTGGCCAAAAAGCCAGAGCGAGAAGCATAGCGGTGGTCTTTCTTCACCATGTCATCAATCCGCTGCAGCAGATTTTCCGGCAGGGTGGCATTAAAGCGAACAGCTTTCCCCAGGTACGGGGTCACATCGAAATCCACTACAGCCCACACACCGCCGGCATAGTCGGGATTGCCCATATGCGCGTCTACTTCCTGCGCACGCGGGAGCGGATCACCATCAGCAACCAGGCCTTCAAAGTGAAGGGCAAGGGCTTCCTGTGCGTTTTCCAGAGCCTCCGAGACAGTGGCGCCTGCCGAGAAACAGCCCGGTACATCGGGCACAGTCACCCCATAGTCCGAATCAGCGTCTTTGTGCAGTACGACTGGAAATTTCATCTTCATTTACCTCTAACGATTCATCTAACGGGCTGCGGTGCGTTGCACAGCGCAGTCCTAGTCACACAACGGGCCGTCACTTGAGAGGTGTTGCCGGCCTCACTTGAGGCCGGCTTTTTTCAGTATGTTGTGCAGCGTTCCGACCGCTATCTCTGACTTTGGGTGTGGAACAGTCACCCGGCCTGGCTTGGTTGGATGCTTGAACTGATGATGACTACCTTTCACCGCCACCTCGTACCACCCATCCGCCTCGATTAGCTCGATCACCTCTCTACTTCGCATCCGGCCTCCTTATTGCCTTTGAGTGGTGTGTATCATACACACTAGATGACGGAGCCGTCAACCTATTCATACACACAGTACACACGCAAACAGGCTCAGCAGGGAAATCTCGCACGACAGAAAACCGAGGGATCAAAACGGACTTTTCCCCCTCCCGCCGGCGCGGCTTGTGCAGAAAAATCGTGCAAACCGTGGGGATAGTGAAACAGGGGCGCTAGGCCAGCAGCGGCGCGGGGCCTGCCGGTCTGGTGAGGTTTTCACGCTGTGAAAAGATTTGCAGAGGCGTGCAAGGCGGTGCAGTTTCGAGTGTCCACATTGCGTCCACAGCCGCTCAGGATATTGCCCCTCAATATCCACCAATATCCGCAAAAACTTTGAGTTATAGGGCTTTTCCCAGGGCGCACTAGTCGCACCAGATGATGAAGGATCAACTCATGCATGGCGCGCTCCGCGTCGGCTCAAAAGTCCTCAGCTTACCCGCGCGACACCTGCACGCAACCGCCTGAGGTTGATGAAACGCCATCAACGGCCAGAATGAGCGCTT